AAACCGCAGGTGAAGAGTTTGCATAAGTGCGCCCTTAGGGGCGCGCCGGTCCTGCTCACCTCCGTTGGGCTGCTACTGGTTCGCTCTGCGTCTTTTGGCGGAACCTTAGCGTCACAACCGTCTGCTTTTCCAATATCGCCGCGACAGTCATGCCGCATCGCCGTCAGGCCGCTTTCGCCCTTATCGACACGCCCGCACTTGGTCGCGCAGGACGGCATAATCGCCCATCATCCCAATGATGACGGCGCCTTCCGGCAGCGCCTCGACCTCGTCGGCCGCCATTGCTTGATCGGCGGTGGTGTAGTCCACAATGGGCGGGCAGGGTGCGGCGGTTTCAGAACCCGCCATCGCGCAGGCGCTGAGCCACAGCATCGCGATCAGCGGGGCGGCGGCTGGCGGCGTCCAGCATCTGGCGTTCGATTTCATGGGTTCTTTCTGCTGTTGAAAGCCGTTCTGCCAGCCGCCCGGCGCGTTCAGCGGCGCGGCGGAGGTTCAGCAGGAACAGGGCGATGATGAGGGCGGCGAGGATCAGGCCCAGCGTTTTGCGCGCCGGGCCGCTGGCGAGGATGGCGGTGATCCAACCCATCACCGCTGGCCCCGCTTCCAGTCATCGATCCGGGCATGGATGGCGACGGCGATGCCAATCAACGCCACGGCGATGAACACCCAGCGCAGGGTGTCGAGGTAGGGCACGAGGGGCAGGATCGCGGATTGGGTTTCCGCCAGAACCTCTTGCGCCACCTCAACACCGGCTGCGCCGACCGTGGCGATGCCTGCAGCCCCACCGCCTTTCAGGGTGCGACTCTCGGCCAGAATTTCGCGGGCGGGCGGGATTTCCGACACGAAGGGTGTTGCGCGAACCGGGAAGCGTTCACCCCAAGACCGCGCGGGACCGAGGTCGATGTGCATGAAGCCAGAGCGGGGGTAATACCCGAAGCCAAGAAAGCCCATCGCCCTCGCCGCCGCTTCGAATGCCACAGGATCGTGGTTCGACATGGCAATGTCGAAGGCTGTGGCCTGCATGTGCTTGGAAGCCGGGGCCCCACCGACGGCGCGGTTATGTTCGGGGCTGCGATAGGCAGAGCGGACGATCAGCGGCTTGCCCAGACGGTCGCGCAGGGCTTGCAGCTTGTCCATGGCTTCGGTGTTGATCTTTATCGCACCGGTGCCGCGGCAGGCGATCTCGGCGGGTGAGAAGTTCGGCCAGCGCCAGCTGCTCTTGGGCGCGTCGCGGAAGTGGGCATAGGTGGTGGTCGGCATGGTGGATCCTCCAAATGCAAAACCCGCCTCTGGGGCGGGTGGGTGTGTCGTTCAGGTTCGTTGATGCGCTTCGTCGATCAGTCGCTTCGGCCGCGTTGGAAAGCATCGAAGAGCATGTCGCGCATGGCGCGGATATCGGTCTCGATGCGGTCGAGCCGGTCGGCGTCGGCCTTGCGATCTTCGGCGCGCTGGTGCTCGACGTGGTCCCGCTCGAGGCCAAGTTCACGGTCGAGGCGCTCGAGAAGCGCTTCGTTTGTGAAGGCCTTTCGGGTGACGGCGGCGGCGAGCGCCAAGGAGCCACCGATCAGGGCGGTGAGGGCCGCGGTCAGGCCGTGGTCGCGGAAGGCCTGTGCCACGCCACTGATGAGGCTGGGTTTGTCTGTCATTGTGAGGCTTTCTTGCTGGAGGGAATGTCAAACAGACGCAAAGCCGGTCCAGATCGCGTCGATCTGCTCCGCGGTCATTCCGACAGCCGCGGCAATCATCGCGGTCATCGGGTCGAGCCGGTAGGCCATCTGGAAGGCGGCAAAGGTGACGCGGGCGTCCGTTTGGTCGGGTTCTGGCAGGGCGGCGAACGTGGGCTCAAGGGCTGCAGGAACGACCCCGGTTGCCGCCGCGGCAATGGTTTCCTCTGCGCTGAACAAGCCCAGTCGGTGCAGCGCAATGAAGACCTGGCGACGGGTCAGCGGCGGGATCGCGGCCTGGAGATCTTCGGGCTCCGGCTCCGGGATCGGGTCGGGCGCAAAGGGCGCGATGTCCGGTCTTTTCGAGGCGTTGGGCCAGAGGGCATGGCCCGGCTCGACGATGACCACATGGCCGGTGTCGTCGGTCAGGGCGAGGATGGTGCGCGCGGCATTGCGCCATTCGGCTTGCATGGGTCAGATCCCGATCAGAGAGCGCTGGTCCGCGAGGTAGCGGACGTAGCGGATGAGCGAGAGGCTGGTGAAGGTACTTCCGTCGTTGCTCGTCCGCCCGGTCGCTCCAAGCCGGATGAAGAGGGTCTGCCCGGCGGTGAGGGTTACATCGAGGCTGCGCGCGGTCCAGGAGGTGCTGGTGGTTGACCATTCCTGCAGCAGGACGCCATCGCGCAGGACGCCCGCCCGCTGGGCATTGCTGCTGTCGCCGCTGCGGGCCTGCTCGAGGGCCACGCGGAGTGCACAGTCCCGTGTGACCGTGATCGCCGTTTCCCCGAAGAGCGTCTCGTAGACGGTTCCGGTGCCAGTCTTGGAGAGCGAGATGGCATCGCTGCCGCCGCCGGAGCAATGTTTCAGAACCACGGTGTCGGCGGCAGCCGTCGGTGCCATCTGATCGGGCAGAAGGTTTGCGGCCGCCCCGACCAGCGCCGCGATGGCCTGCGCCACCCGGAGAGGCGTCATCAGCGTGGCATTGTCCGTGCCCGCTTGTGCCTGCGCGAGACTGGCCAGCCCGAGGGTGGCCCCGGTGCCAAGCCCAAGTGGCGTGCGTTGTACAGGGACCGTGGCTGCTGCGATCAGCGCCCGCCCGGCCTCGGTGGTGCCTGCGAGTTCGAAGCCGCCGGTGCCAAGGGTGCCGACCGCGATCCAGCCGGTATTGAGGGCATTCCTGACCTTCAGGACCGGGCTGGCCCCTGATGCGTCAACCCAAAGCTGCCCCGCCGTGGTCGTCGTGGGCGCCACAGCCCCGAAGGCGCAGGACTGGAGGGCCGCCAGGATCAGGTTCAACTCGGCGCGGAACTGCGCACCGGACTGGTTGGCAAGGTTGTAGTCGACCATCAGAAGACCTCTTCCGCATGGATGCGGAGCTTTGAGACAAGGACGTTGTAATCGGGGCTGGCCGACGTCAGCCGCGCGCGCAGTTCGACAGCGCGGACTTCGTCTTCGGAGCTGTCGAGCCGGGACCAGGCGGACCAGACCGGTGCTGCCGCCGGATCGTCGTCGGTGCTGCGGGCCTCGACGATGACGTCGATTTCCGCCCCGTCGGTGTCATCGACATCGAGCCAGCTGTCGATCAGGGCGGTCCGGTCATCAAAGAGCCCGGCGAGAGAGAGTGCGGCGACATCGATTTCCGAACGGAGGCGGACGAGACGCAGGGCACCGAAGTCCATCCCGACCGGGAACGTGAACGTGCCCTCGGCCGCAATGTCGCTGAGTTTCAGCGCCGCGCCATCGACCGCGGCGTTGATCTTGTCGCCGATCCAGGCCGGATCAGCGGAAAGGCTCATCACCGGCGCAAAGGGCAAGACCTGCGCGCCCTTGGTCACGACGCTGGCGAGGGGCCCGAGATTGCCCGAGTTGTCCCGTGCCCGAACCAGATAGGTGATCATCGCAGCGGGCCGGGCGCCTTTTCTGCCGCTATGGGACTGGGCGCTGTGGCAGGTGCATGTGCCACTAATTGCCATGTTGCCGGTCTGCCTGATCCTTGCCTTGGCCATCGCGCGGCCCACCCCCTTCTCCTTTGGCGGAGCAAGGAACGCGGCTTTCGACTTCGCGCGCCCGGGAATCTTCCGCCTGTATCGTCACCCTCTGCTGTTGGCGCTAGCGCTGTGGGCTGCTGCCCACGCCGTGCCGAACGGCGATCTGGCGCACCTTATCCTGTTCGGCACGTTTGCCGTCTTTGCCACCCTCGGCACGCGCCTCGTTGACCGCAGGCAGCAGCGCGAGATGGGAAACACGTGGAAAAAGCTGCGCAGCGAGGTTGCCAGCACACCACTTTGGCCGACATCCCTGACCGGCGACGATGCGTTGCGTCTGGTTGCGGGCCTTGTCCTTTATGCCACGCTGATCTGGCTGCACCTGGCTGTGATCGGCGTCAGTCCCTTGCCCTGAGCGCTAGGTCGAAAAATCGTCAATCAGCGGGTTGGGCTTGGCAAACCGTTCGAGGTCCGCCTGATCATTTATGGTGATCCGTGTGCCCTCGACTGAAACGCCATAAGGCTGCAACCCCTTGAACGCGCGGCTCAGGTTTTCGGGCGTCATCCCAAGTACGGATGCCAACCTG